TTCCAGTCTCTTCCAATGGCAGGTGCCCGGACGTTTAGATGGATCCAATAAAGACCCATCAATTAGCGTAAAGGGTGACCTCAGCTCTCTAAGGAGTGTAAACCACTGGGGTGGTAGGAACAACTTGACTAAGTTGTATGCCACAGTTCCGCTTGCGTTTTTCAGGTCCAATGTAGCCAGAGCCCCGTCTCTACTTGCTTCGCAAGCAAGCTTACGATGGAGGTCCTGACCACAGTCCAAGTCAATTCCAGCTCTGCTTTTGAGCCGGCGCCTAATCTTCTCGCCCAAGGCGAGTTGATAGAAGACGTTCATAGAAGGTTCCATCCCGATGGGACGGTCCTTCGTAGCGTCTTTTGGGGCAGTCGAAAACCGATTACCCCTGACAAAGACAGGATCACAGTTGCGCCTCGAAGCCTCACGGCCCCAAGCGGTACCTATCCAATCGAATAGATACCATATCGCGCCTGTAGTCAAAGAAGCATTATTTTCCATTTTGTCGGCTAGCGTTGCGCGAGTCGACCTATCGGAAAAGGTGGCACCGGGACCATGTCTCGGATTAAGCTCCTCATAGCGGGGAGCGTAACCTAAAACAGAAAGGATCTTTTTTCGCACTCCGGCGATATGCCGGCTTACGTCCTGATCCCATGAGGGATGAGTTTTTCCCTCAAGGTAAGGAACAAGCCTTTCATTGGTCCGGTAACAGTCTCTCTCACCCGAAAGCCAGTCAGAGACAGCATTCGCTACTCTATCTGAACTAGTGGGTAAGCCCTTATACTTGCGAAGGAGTGACGCTGCTGTAGCGTCAAGAAAATACTCCTGGGCAGAGGTATAAGCCCTGGGATCTACTTTGCGTCTAGCAATAGCATCCCACTCCCCTGCCTCAATCTGCATATGCAAACCGAGGGCGTAGGGGGTTCCGATCGCCCGTAGAACATCGGACGCGAAACACTTCACGTCTGGTGATAGCGTTCCCATAAGTACTCCTAAAAGTGAGGAGAAATCAGGCGAGGGCTGTTAAACAGCAGCCATCAGTTCCTTGAGCATTGTCTTGAACGCGGCCGTAGCCAGGAGATTCATCCCCTGGGACGCGGCTTCGTCGCGGACAGCTTGAGGAACGTCAAGGCTCCCTGAGTACTCCAACCTGAAGGATTCGCGCTTCTCTACGCTAGTAATCCCCGTGGTCGAGTTGACCACCGAGTATGGGTACATGAAGGTTGCGATAACCTTCCCCACGCCCGCCGGGGACATGCGCGAGTGAACACGAAGCTCCGGCTGGGTAGCCGGAGTGGCGCCCAAAGCGGGCGCCTTGTAC